ACGTAAGCATACCACTGTCTGTTCCTCCATAGGACTCAGCGCCCCCCATAACAGCTGCTCGGTATGAGCCGTGGCTAGGTCCAGCATATCCAAACTGAAGACCTCTAAGCGTATCAGTTACATTTATGAAAGTGTCACCATTGTTTAGGTTCAAAAGACTTACTGGACTTGTCGTACCAATGCCGACGCTGCCTGCAGAAGTGATGCGGAGGCGTTCTGTTGGGCTATTTCCGGGATTTGTATATAATGCCATATAGCCAGCAGACCCACCGTCATTGGCGCCCTCTTTGGCCCCTAGAACAGACGCCCATTGTATTTGCCCATTGTCTCCAGAAAAATATCTACCAGCTAAAATTAAATTTGACCCACCATTTTGATTATTATTTGCGCCAAAAGAACTTGATGTTAAAATTACATTATTATCTCCAACTGGAATGCCAGTACCTAGATATTGAGGTACTGCACCTAAATATGTAGTACCAACCACATTTAGCTTTGCCGCCGGCGCCGTCGTCCCGATGCCGACGTTGCCGGCGGCGGTGATACGCATCCGTTCAGCATTGTTTGTTGCGAAAATAGTTGCGCCATTTTCCCAATTCCACAAATAACCATCAACGCCACTTAATGCAATTTGAAGACCATCAGTTGATGTTGTTCCACTTGTTGAGTTTTGTAGGTGCAATCTTGGCGTACTAGATTGATAAATTGCCAATTCAACACTTGGCGTTGCCGTACCAATGCCTACCCTGTCATTAGCGGCATCTACAACTAACGTATTTGAGTCCACATTGACTCCTGATAGAAATTTTATGCTCATAATTCTTGGTATTTTCCGCCTTTAGCTAAATTGTCAAACCACCACATCGGTCGGAGATTAGTGTAGTGGTTCAATATAAAAACTTCCTTTTCTGTTGTCGCAGTGCATAATGGCTTGGTGTGGTCAATAGACCACTTATTATTTCCAGCTCCATAATTGTCCCAACTCATACCATCAACAAACATACTTTCAATATAAACCTTGAATTCAGATGGGGAAATACCAAGAGAATCCATAGTATTAAATCTTTTATTTAATTTAGAGTACTTACAATACCTGTTGAGTCTTCCACGCAAATTAGCCTTGAGTCTAAAAATCGGGTCTTCGTTCCTACGCTTGAGAATATAAACTCTATCGTACTCGTTTCTGACCTCTTTGTTTTTTTTACGATATTCTTTTATGTACTGCAGCTTCCTATCTCTATTTGCTTCATAATAAATCTTCATCTGTGCGAGCAGAGTATCCTTATTCTTTGTGTAATAATCTTTTTTCTTTTTGTTTAGGACTTCTCTGTTTGCCTCAGCGTATTGCTTTTTTGATTCTGATATTTTCTCTTTATTTTTTTCTCTATACTCCTTTCTGCTGTCAGACATTTTAATCTTGTTTTCCTGAAAGTAAGCACTATAGCAAGACCTGCATTTTGACTGTAGGCCGTCTTTAGCCCTATTGCCTTTGCTAAACTCATCTTGAGTTTTTTCAATCTTACACTTGTAGCAACGCTTCATAGCACAAAAATACAACAATAAAAAGGGTTGGCTATTAGCCAACCCCCACTCAATCATCATATAATACTGATGTGTTGTTTATGAAACACGGGCAATAACCACTCGGTAAGCGTTGCTCGAAGGCGCCGTAGCAAACGTCACTACAACAGTGTTGACAGTACTTCGAACTACATCGGTGAATACCGTATCATAGGTAGCATTATCGTACACCTGAACAATTACGTCTCGGCTGTTAAGGCTGTGAGTAATCGTGTAAGCAGTATTGCTTCCATCACCAACGCTAGCAACAGCTCCGCTTCCATCAATGATGGCCTGAACAGCAGCAGTGAAGTCCGTCACCTGCGATGCCGTAATGGCAATCGCTACGTTGGCAGCAGCAGTAGCGCGACCCTTAGAGTCAAACGTAATCTGAGGCACGCTACCGGCTAAGCCGTAGCTTCCTGCCGTGACAGCGGTGTTCGCAAGCGTAAGGCCTGCTGTGACGTTTGCAGTGCCATCAAACGTAACGGTCCACGTAGCGTCACCAGTGATGCTGATGGTCCGAGCGGTCTGAAGGGCTGTAGCCGTAGAGGCGTTACCGGTAAGGTCTCCCGTTACGTTGGCGACAAGGCGACCAACGGTAAGGCTGGAAACAGTAGAGGTGGGCTCCGTAGCGGTGAATCCAAGGCTGAACACAGCCTCACCCACCGAGCTAGCAGAGGCGTCGTAGAAGAACGAAGCGTACTTCGTTCCGCTGTTGACGTAGTTGCCATAGAAGCCGATGTCCACGCTGTTCGCCACGTTGGCGTTGGCGTACTGCATCATATTGTCGCCAATAGATACGATGATGCTGTCAATGGTGGTGGTAGTTCCGTTTACGTCAAGGTTGCCCCCAATCGTTACCGTTGAACCGTCGTCGGTAATAGACGAGTTGATGTACTGGCCATTGGCAGAGTCCCACTTGGAAACAGTGTTGTTAGTAAGGGCTCCTGCGTTTTTAAGCTGTACGTCGTCAGCATTTACGGTGATACCCGTTCCTGCTCCGATGTTAAGGGTAGCGCTTGCTCCAAGGGCTACAGTGCCTCCTCCAGTCAAACCAGCACCAGCGGTGTAGGTTACACTTGAGTTGGTAAGCGATGCGTTAGGGATTGCAGCAAGGGCAAGGGTGGTTCCCGTGATGTTGATACCACTTGCGGTAGAAACCTCCAAGAACTTAGACGCTCCTGCGCTATCGTCCCAGAAGAAGATACGATCTGCGTTGGGGTCCGTAAGGTCCTCAAGGCCTAGGTGCTTGAGCTGTACGTCATCGACGTTCACCTGAAGACCTACGCCCTGTCCTACGTTAAGGGTAACATCGCGGGTTCCGCTAGAGGTAAGACCGGCGCCAGCGATTACGCTGCGGATATCACCACCTACGTCAACCCAGTTGGTTCCGTCCCAGAAGTAGATTGACTTGTCTCCTGCAGAGGAGTCGTAGTACACCTGACCCTCATTAGGGGAAGCCGGAGCGGTGGCCAGATTTTGAATGACGGCGTTTTGCAGTTCTGTCTTGTTTAAGTCAAGAGCTGCTGTCGCTAAAATTTTTGATAGATATGTAATAGCCATAGCTTAGTTGAAAAATGCCTCGCCACTGAAGGCTCCGGAAAATGTTAGGGTTACTTGATTTAGTGAATTATATAAAACCTCTCCAAAGACAATATTGTCGGCAGAGTCTACCACCGTTACGGAGCAGTATTTGTTAAGGTTGTGGGTTATGACCCACGTAGCAGAAGGGGAGGCCTGCACGTATACGTAGTTGGAATCTTGGCTTACGCCGCCGATGACACCAGTGACCGTTACGCTATTGCCCTTCTCAGTGACAACAGTAGAGCTTCCAGCAACTTCCGTTACCGTAACCGTGTTACCAGTCTCCTTTACAACGATAGCTCCCATCTTAGTCGACTACGTCTTCGTTAACGGTAAATAATCCATAAAGCCACGTCTTAACGACTCCGGAAACATTGCTCTGGAGCCCGTATACATACAGACCAGCAGAAATCGTTAGCATCGTGTTGGCGGTAGCGGTAACAAAAAGCGTTCCTGTGCTGTTACCACTGTAACTAAAGGCCGTTGAACTAAGGACAGGGGATGCCGAGGTTTCGCTCTCGGATACCTCCATCTTCCAAGTGTAGGACGTGAGGTCAATGGGCTGGTTGCTGGCATCATAGAAGTCCACCTCTAGAGAGAAGGTATCACCTTTTCTGCAAATGATGTCAACCCTCTGAGCGTTGTCGAGGTTTACAGTGTCGGTGGTAGAGCAGGATGAAGACATAGTGCAAATTTACTTCTTTAATTAACGCTCTCCTAGTATGACATCCACGATATCTTCCTGACCTTCGAGGTCCTGCTTCTGCAGCTCAGAGCGGTCTCCCTTGCGCTGGGCAATCAGTTTGCTTTGTGCAACTGCTTGCTCCTTAATGCGGTTGTCCTTGCGGTCCTCAGCCTCCTGATCGGCACTCTGACGTACACCTGATTCAATCTGCTGTTCTTTGATTCCGTAGTCTCCTTGCAGTTGAGCCAACTGCATCTTAAGTCCGTACTCTACCTGCAGTAGCTGAGCCTTAGCCTCGGCCTCAAGCTGAATCTTCTGAGCGTCCAACTGAGCCTTCATCTGGTCCTCCTGCATCTTGGCTTGGCTTGTCACCTGAGCGACCTGTGCATTGGCCTGAGCCTGGAACTGAGAGTTCTGCTGGGCCATCTCTTGACGCACCTTCATACGCTTCTTACGGCGTACGATAAGAAGCCTCTCGGCTTGGTCGATGTCCCTCAACTGACGGATAGCAATAGCATCCTCGATGTCAAGCTCGCCCTGGGCAATAGAAGCCTGGATGTTTTGCTCGAGGTACATACGGTCAATCTCGTTCATATCAGCAACGACCCTAACGCCGAAGTTGTACATAGGCAAATTAGAGAAACTAGAAAGCACCGCCATATTCTCCCTGCCAATAGCCGTCTCGTAGGCCTTGTACAGGATAGACTTAGGAGGAAGTATCTGAAGACACTTCACAACGTCCTCACAGATCCTGCGGTACAGCACAATCGCTGCATTGGTGATATCTCCAAGAGCATTGTTGCCTGCCGCCAGTTGCTGCTGGCGTACGCCAACAAGCTGGTCTCCCTTAGGGCTTGAGCCGTCCATAACTTCGTTGATGCCAGTAGCATCACGAATCATACGCAGCGCGTGGTTGTAGATGGTGATGAGCTCGTTGATGTTCCTGATACCGTTCTCAAGGGGACGGATCGGTGGGTTCTGGAAGCTGCCGTCAGGATTCTTACTGCGGTAGTAGAAGATACCCGTCTGCTCGTAGATGTCTTGAAGGTCCAGAGGCTGTAGCTCTCCGCCACGTC